CGGACTTTTTCCCAACTTGGCCGAGCACACATCCCATGCCAGCCACCCCCCCCGCCCCGTTCAGATGCTCGTCGCATGGCATCACTCAAAACTGTTGTCTCCATCACGCCTTGTGCATCGCCGTAGGACTCAACATTGAGGGCAACGCGGACCGGCACACTCACGACTTCCTCAGTTGGTACGGGCTGCTCTGTGATAGTCTCGACAGTATGGAACCCACCCACCATGCTTGGTGCCCTCTCCTCATGGAGGTCATCTACCGAGGTTATTGCGTCGGCGTCATTACGGCTGATTATGCAGCCTACTTGCGCGAACGCTACGCCGCACCTTTTCTTGCCGCTGCTCCTGCTTTCCGAATGGCGATCGCCATGAGCCCCCCTCCTGGACACTGGATCGGGGTGAACCCCGCCCGCCGGCGCAACAAGCGTCTTTGCGGACCCAAAGCAGGTGCCGCCCGCCGGCGGGTGCAGTTAGTCCCCCGCGAACAACGAGTGCCAGTACCCGATTTGACCACTGGTTTTGAATTGAGGCTCGTTCCCGTCATAGTTCGCGATTGCACCATAGCTTATGAATGGGACAAAAAGCAATCGAAGCGCATGGACTGTGTGGCGGTGGCTCTCAGCCTCATACGCCCTGGCATTCCGATCCCGCCCGCTTGGATGGACGTTCCCCCCACCCGTGCTCTACTTGAGACTTTCTGTCGTGAAGAACACGTGCCCCTCAGCATGAACGGCACGCTTCAGAAAAATCAGCGCAACGGAGAGCATGTCGGGGATGAAAGTTGGAGTGGGCGCTGCTTTCTTCGTGTCCACCACCCCGCGAACCAGACGATGGCTCACGCTACCGCGGTCTTTGCTGCCTCCAGACTCCTTACTGTCCCGGCTTGCGACGAGCTCCACGGCAAAGCGTTGGGTTGCACAGTCGAGAAATTTCGCAAGGCAGTCAAGCTCGCCAACCTCAATGACCCATACATGCGTCATTCCCACGGACGAGTCGCAAAACCGGCCATCTCCCTTCCCCAGCCCGAGGTCAATACAGACACCCAATCTGCTCCCCCCGCTCAAAGTGAGACACCCAAACCTCCCCCCGCCCCGCGACCGGCGGAGATCCCTTCTCACCCAACAGCGCCGTCCAACATTCGACCAAAGCCTCAAATTGCGCCCCCGCCCCCCATGGGCGCATCCAACTGCACGACTCTTCCCAAGTCTCACAAAACGATGGCACCCTGCTGCGTTTCGGATGACCCGTCTATTGCCGCGGCCGCCGGGCTCATCCCTCTACCTCCGCCAACTCCGGACGAAGACGAAGCCCCACGCGCGGTGCCATTCGTATTAATGCAAGACGGGCTACTCACTCGCGAAATGCGCCTCGGTTGTTACATCGGAGTATACCCCTTTATGGGACCACGTTGTGTCAACTGTGCGATGGGAAGAGAAGAGGCTGCCATTGCTGGAGTCCGCTACAACGAAGGCAGATGTTATTGTGATATCAGCGGGTTCAATCTCCCCCGAGACCGACGCATACATCCGGCACTACGCGCGCAAGCAGAGGATTATTTGTGCCGGTGGCCGGATCGCCGCGTGTGCGACTGCCCGCACGCCGAACGGATCGCTGCCGACGCTAACACGCGACGGCACGCCGGATGTGGGAATTGTCGTGGACCGAACACGACGGGTGGTGTCGAACAAAACGAAGACACCGTCTACGCTCTTATCGCTCAATTCAACAGCGGCCACACCAACTGGCAGGCCATAGCCATGCCGGTCTCCGGATATTCGTACACCGAAAGGGCCGAGGCGCGTTATGTCGCACTCCATCGCGGGGAGTTTCGCGACATCCCTTTCTGCTCGGAACATCCCAAACATAATGAGCCATTTTGGGCTGGGCCCAGCGCTGCCGGCAACGAGTGCGACTCCAAGTCCCAACTGCCTGGAATGCGGCTCATGACCAGGGATCCGGGTAATTTCCCTTTCGATGGGCCCAATGACCTCCGACGAGCTGCAGACAATTGGCTCAATGGTTTGCTCCCCATGAACTGGATCCCGAGGTTGGCTGCCGCGGATCGTTATTGCATGCGTAGCCCCTTCGTCCACCAATTTGACAGAGAAGGGAGGGCAATCGTCTCAGATTGGATTCGCATGCCCATCGAGGTGATTGCCAAGTGCGAGGCGTTGTTATCTGGTTCTGAGGTCGTGAGCCGGAGCGACGCCGATCATCAAAAATTGATCAGTGTTCTATGCTCCACGATCACCTCTTATGCCAAAAACGAAATCAACAGCCGAGCGATGGTCAGAGAGGATAAAGAAGATCCTCACGACGTCATCCAATTGCGCGCTGGAGACGCGGAAATGGTGGCTAACTACCTCCTACACATGGCAGTCACGCGCGCACGGTACGGGCGCAATGCAATCCTAAACCAGCGCGAAAGCGTGCGCGAAATCTGCGACGAGACGCTCACCGCCACTCGTTCAAGCGTCACACGAGCTGGTCGGGATTTTGCATCAACACGTGCCATCTGCGCCGCGGTGGCGAGCGACCTCGCCGATGGGGTGGATCAGGTTTGGACTGCCACTGAGCCAACACGTCTCAATGCCACCAACGCTCTCCTCGATGCCCAACAAGAAATCATCGTTGCAGCTTACGCTCTGAGAACGAGGTTTAACTTTCTGCGCCGTGAGCTAGGGGAAGTCATCGACGATGCCATCGATACTGCGGTCGGTCGCTGGGAGCATTGGACCGGGGCCGATGTGCCCGTCGCTGGCCTAAACCACATGAACCGCTTCAGCATGCGAAAACGCAAGCACAGAATCGAGGCCGCGCGAGACGCCCGGACCGCCGAGCGTAAGGCAGGCGCTAAGATTGGGGTGGGTGTCTTGACGGGGATCCATACTCGTGAAGACGAAACCGTCATGGAAGCGAATTGCCTCGAAACACAAGCTGAGGCCCTGAAATCCACAGCGATCGCCGCCCCAGCCCCAACATCGTCAAGAAAGATGGCCCGAGCAATCAAGAGACGCGCTTGTGCCGGATGCGGTGGTCTCGCTCCAGAGGAGTACAAGTGGAAAGCTAGCTGTTGCCCTGATTGTCACAGAGCATTCAACGCGGGTATTACCTATCCCGAACCCATCCTGCAACATTTTCTGAACCAAGGGATCGACCTCAAGCTCCCCCACGACGGTCCTCTGCGGGGGGGTGCCATCGCGTCCACCCCAAAACTCAGTGAATGGAGGCAAGGCTGTCAATTTGACGCTTTCCAAGAAACCCCGACGCCTGACCCGTACACGCACGCTTACGAGGTGGCAAATGGCCTAGAAGCCAGGGAAAGACAAGAGGCTAATCTCGAGCCTCAATCCCGCACCCCCGTCAACGTCATGCAAATGTACGAAAGAGAAACACTCCATCGCGGCCCTGCCTTGAGCACAATCGGCTTCGCGGGCCACACGCCGACGGTCTTCGCCAAGACGACAAGGAATGAATTCTTGGCCGTCCGCCACCGTCTATGCGCCAAGCCTGCTGGCTGGCACGGAACCGGATTACCGCGCCCTGGTTTCTGGAAAGAGGTGATTCAGCTGTTCAAAGAGAGACCTGACATAGTCGGCTTGTTTATGAAAGACTGGGAGAAATATGTCAGCAAGGAGAAAGAGGTCCTACCCCTTCGGTTCGAGGAGTGGTTGAAGGGCTTTCCGGCTTCCAGGCAACAAGCTTTCCGGCACGCGAAAAAGAAATTCGCTGACGGGAAAGGTATGAATTTCAAAAAGCTCAAGGAATTCAAAGTCTTTCTCAAGAGAGAACTCGCCCACAATGGCTATTGCCCTAACGAGCGGTCAGATCCCGCGCCTGCCACCCCCCGTAGCATATGCACCCCTGACGATTACAATCATATTGTGATGGGTGAGTACATGCGTCCCATGACCGGGGCCATAAAGGTCATGTTCAGCGACTGCATATACTATGCTAGCCGTTCCCCCGAGGCGAATGATGCTTTCCTCGCGAGTATGTGGGAGTTCGAGGGAGCCACGTATGACCCTTGCCTCACGCCATCCCACGTCGACCAAGTAAGCGTTATCGCGCCGGGCGCCACCTTCAAGGCAGCCACGCCGATTGTGTTGACCACCACGGATCGCGCAAGATTGGATCCAACATCGACCCCCCTCCTCCCCACAACCGCGGACGCACGCAACCTCGAAGAGTACAATACCTTGTTCAGAGGCACCGCGCAAGGAGGCCACCACTACATCATGTCTGACTACTCAAAAATGGATTCGTCCTATTCCGATGACTGTTTCGAATTCATCGAGTATGTCTACACCACCATGGGGTTTCCGAAGAAGGGTTTGATCCACGCACTATGGAAGGCGATGGCCAAAATTCATGGCGATGTCAAAGGGCACAAGTTTAAGACCAGTGCTGCCAACGCTTCCGGTCGCGATGATACGGCAGTGAACAACGCCCTCATCAATGGAGTGCTTACGGCACTCGGGCTCATCGTTATGATCCTCGACTGTAGCATCCAAGAATTGATGCTCAAACCCCTGGAAAAGGTGCGCGAAGTCACTGAACAGTTTAAGTGCGGCATAGTAGGCGACGATCTCATGGGCGCCATCCCAAGCAGCTGGAGACACCACTTCAAAGGCTCCGCTCCTTCTCGCATGCAAACGTTCGCCGAAGAAGGGGGCTTCACAAACAAACTGACGTCTTCGTCGGACATCTACCAGTGCGTTTTCCTAGGCAATCGTCCGTACCCGTGTGCCGTCCCACGTGACGGGGGTTGGGTTCACACGATTAGGTGGGGGAAGCAACTCGGTCGTTGCCTGTACAAGATCGGTTGGCAACGCCAACCGACGGTCGATGCCCTAGCTTGGGGGAAAGGCGTAGCCTGGGCGACTTTAATCGCAAATCCAGCGGTTCCCGTACTACGTGCCTATTGCTTGTCGGTGATGCGTAAAACCGAAGATGTGCGAATGAAGATCCCCGCGGAGCTTTGGAAATTCCGCCTACCCGAATCACGCACAACCCAATTGGTCACCCACAAATCGTTCGAAATGATGGAACGTGTTTATGGGCTGAACCAGCAAGAAGTGTTGGCATTGGAGAGTTTGCTTCTTGTCGCTGCCCTCCCCTCCACCATCGCTCATCCATCGCTAGATAAGATCTTTAGCGTGGATTCCGATTCAATGTGAGCGGAGACCCTGGTCGTGGGTACCATCGTGTGCCTGCAACTCCTAGAGAGGATGGAGTAATTACTGATGATGAGAAACACTCAGAAAGTATATTTATTAACCCCGACCAGGTCAAGCTGTTTCCCGTCGATACTTTGTATTGACCCCTACTATCAAACTAACGATTGAGAATTTGATAACCCAACAAAATCAAAATGCCATCTCAGAAGCCCCGAGCATCATCGATTGGAG